TTACTATATTTTCTGTTACTACAGATTGGCTCTGAGAATTTGTACTGGAACTTCCTGTACGGAAGGTAGGCACAACTGGGTTTGCAAAAGTTTTGACAGGAAATAATATTATTAATAGCAGCCAAAGTTTAGTCAATGGTAATAGTAACTGTTGTCGATCCTATGCAACTAGAGCCTGATCCAAATGCACCACTACAAGTATGAACACCACTAGATAAACTTGTCATTGCTCCAGATCCTAATGTGCCACCCGATCCTATTGTGGTCTGTCCACCAAGGTGTGGTAATGCTGCTATGCCTGATGATGGTGTAATTGCTGATGGCGTTGCATCACCCATAGTTAGCGTTTCAGTTAGTGAGAATGCACTCCCTGCGGTAGTAACTGCCTTGTCAGTTTGCACTATTGCCGGCACACCTGCGGTCAAAGAAGAAACATTAAGTCCACCAATAGCATTGGATGTTGTAGATCCACCAGAAGTTACAGATGGGGTTATGTTATTGCCAGATATTGAATATGTCGTGCCTAATTTATTTGTAACAGAGTACGGCATATCTACCGAGATCTGGGCTGATGTCGTAAACTTTTGCGTTATGTCTGCTAGTGCTACAGAAGGACTAAACAGTAATAGTAGTGCTAGTAGTTTTTTCATTGTGTATTTACCTTGGTGTCATTTACTTTAGCAGCGTTAGCAGGTTTCTTTTTGTTAACAGAGATACCGTAACTGCCTAAAACCCCACTCGTGAGGCCGGCTAAAAAAGCACCATCATTGCGGATCTTGTCCATGTATCCAAGAGTCATCATCGCAAGCGACCAACAAAGAATCATAAATCGAACAGCATGACCAAAAATTTCAGCCCAATCCGTGCCTTCCTTTTCTTCTTGTTCCTCTGCCATAATTAGGATTTATTAGTCATACTATACATAATTACCTATTTACGCAAATGCCTGAGATATATGGTGCATTAGTGGGAGCAGCAGCTACTGCTTTAGTTATGGTTATATCTAACATGAGTAGTCGTAGAGAACGAGACATACGAGACATATACTTTAGACTAAACAAGTTATCAGAAGCGGTTAGCAGAATAGAAGGCAAGATACAATAACGTGTGCTATGTTTGGAAAAACAAACAAACTATGTACAAAATTCTTAAGCCTATATTATTACGCTTTCTTTCAACGACAGGATGCAAGAGACTTGTGGTAGACCTCTGTCGTGCCTTTGTAAAGCAGACCTCGAATACCGTGGACGATAAGTTAGTTGATTTGCTTGAACAAAATTTGTTTCCTAAATTAAATTAATGACTAAAGAAAAATTTCTCAACATTGAAATTGAAGAGCCACCTGTAGAGTTACAGTTATCGGTTGAAATGCGAGTAAGAGAAATTTTAAAAAGTGATGATGTAGTTGGAATAAAAAAATATTGCACACATTTAATAAGACACCAGATGAAACAAGATGTATTTTTAGCAAGCTTATTAGGTAGAGTTATAGAATTAGAAGCTGCATTAGATAAAAAACATAGAGCAGATGAATTAAATACTATGGACAAAATAAAAAAATTCTTTCATAATTATTAAAAAGGAATTTATTATGGCCTACAAAAAATCTTACGGCAAACCCAAGCCACCAAAGAAGTAAGCAGTGGCGGTGGCTTGGTAGGTTCTAGTTCTCTACCCCAACACTAGAGCCGATACCTCAGAGTGTTCTTTGGTCTGCTCACTCTGGGGTATTCTATTTAGAATGGTATCTCGTCTACCTCTGGTACTTTCCGTGAACTATTCCAATCTTCTGCATCATCATTGCCTTTATAAGATGATGGTATATCTTTGCGATTAGGTTTGTAATCATTATCTACATCAAATATATTTACCAATAATGAAGCAGAGTTTTCTTTACCACTAAAATCAGGTAGCCCTGCAAAATTAATAAATTTATCTATTAACATAAATTGTTTGCCGTTATCGTTTTCCATGATAGCTCCAACATTTTGATAGTTGGCCTTAGAATTGCCATCTCTATCTTTGTACTCTCGTGTCTTGACGGATAGATTTTTGATCTTTCGTGCCATAAGGAATTTCCTGTAGTATGCGTATGCGGACAAAACCACCGTAGCGATCTTGATCCATTGTTGAAATAACAGTATTAAATCGTTTATCGTTTATGCGTAATGCATCAGACAAGCCGTCAATACCTGCCTTCATTCTAGCAACTAAATTGTCTCGGTCATAACTGCGTTTATCTGGTGGTATAAACGTCATTTCTAAAACTAATCTTTCCGGAATGTTTTCATATACCCCACGATATTTTTTTAATTGTTCTCTTGATGCACTTAAACAATTTTTTCTGTATTCTTTTTTAGCTGCTGCTAACTTTGCCCAATGCAATCTTTTGTTTGGCGATAGATCTGATGGTGGCCAACCTAATACTATTTCAATCATCTAATTGCTCCAACTCGTAAATGCGTTTTTTAATTGCATCAAACCTAACCATATATTCTTTTGTTGGTAAATTATTAAACCAAAATTGAGTTTCTAGTTCTGCTAATTGCTGCTTGTAATTTGCAATTTGCATAATATTTTTTTGTTTGTCTGACCATTGCATTTCATCGTCTGGTATTTTTTCCCATTTGTTATTTTTAAATACACATAACTTTTCTGGTTCGTTTGGATTAAACCACAAGTCACCTGTGTGTATTTCATTTTCTTTTGTCATGAAGATTTGCTCCATAATTTAATTAATAATTCTAATTCTTTGATGCGAGCTTTCGCTGCTAAAATTTTTTGTTCAGTTGTCATAAATTTTTCCTGTAAGAATCCCAGTTAAAACCAATTAATGCACCTCCGTTCTCACGCAATCTATCAGTTACACGTTCACCAAGGTAGTCACTTAATTGTTCGCTAGGAATATTTGATAATAAAATTGATGGCTTAAGTTTTTCATAGCGTTCATTAAGTACATCAAACAACAATTGTTTTTCAAACTCTGACCCAAACTGTACACCAACTTCATCCAGTATGAGCAAATCAGGTGATGCAAATGCATCTATAACTTCGCTCTCTGTTTCTTCTTTTGTTCTCCAACTATCTTTTACCCTACGAATTAGACGTTGTACGGTGACAAATACTGGTGACCGTTGTTGTTGCATAATGCTCAACGCAATGCCTATTGCCAAGTGGGTTTTGCCAGTTCCCGGTTTGCCAACAAAGATTGCAGAACGTCCTGTTTTTATTACTTGGTCAAAGTTTTCTGCATACTCTTTTGCAAAAGCTAATGCCTTCTGTTGACCACTTGTCTTTGCTACATAGCTATCTAACGTCCGATCCTTAAATCGTTCTGGGATAGCTGCAACTTTTATTTTTGACATCCATCTACGCTGCTCACGTTCTTTGGCAAGTGCAATGTATTTTAATTGTTCTTGCTTTTCTATCTCCTTTTTTTTAGCTGTCATACATTCTGGACATTCTGTCCAGTAATCACCAATGTAATTTGTTGATAAGTAATAACCATGCTTGGGACAATGCCCTTCTTTTGTTGGTCTTACAACTTTTACTTTTTCTAAACTCATATTTTTTGTACCCCCTCACCGTAGTTAGTAGTAGCAAATGACTTTTGTTCTTTGTTAATCCAATCAGATTTAAAACTTTGCCATCCTCTTGCTTGGCACATAACCAATGCATCTTCCAAACTTATGGTTGTTTTCTTAACTTCATTCTTTATACCAATCAAAGCAGTTTCTGTTAATGGTGCTTTCTTGTTTTTTCTATGAGTTAAAAAATCATCCCATGTTTTTTTACTTACATTGCGTGGTCGCTTTATATTTGTTTCTTGTTTCTTGTTTAATGTTTCTTGTTTCTTGTTTAGTTGAACCGTTGTTGAACGTGCGTTAGACCTAGCAAGAGCAGATGCTTTACCTGCTCTAATTGCTGATTGTACCTTGCTTTGATACTTTTCTATTTCTTCGTCAGCCCTCGGATTAATCCATCCTTTGCCAACTTCTAGAATAAAAAATTCTTCCAAAACTACTTTTACTTCTGGTACGTTATCCCTCATGTTAATCTTTCGTGCAACGATTGCCACATCCTCGTTCAACGTCCGTTCATGGAGATAGTAGAGGTCTAGCAATCTTCGGTATGCTAGATCCTCCATATCAGATAAGTGCTTGGTATGGCTTATGTAATCGCCAATGTTAAAGGAGTAAAAATGCATTACTCCTCACCTTTGTATTTTTTTAGTACATCTTGTCTAGCTTGCTCAACACCTGCATCGTCCATACCCATGGCTTCTTTAAGTCTAGACAATGGCTGATCTTGCTTATCAGGAGTAGGAGTTACGTTTACTGCCTGTTTAAATTCAGTATCCTCATCTATTCTGACAACAGAACTAATTGCATCGTTTTTTGGTAGTCGTTTTGCAATGCGATGGATAACAGTTTTCTTAGCCATCTGGTCAAACCATTTTGCCCAAGGACTATGAGGTGATGAACTAGCTTTAGATACCTGACGGCATTTTTCTATTTCTGCCATGTTCATAATCTCTATGTATTGACCATCATTACTTGTTACAGCAATTGCATAAACACATACAGGTTTACCCCTATCACCAGTAATTAATGGCTTATGAGTTATGTGTTGTTTAGTGCCTAGCTCATAATCAAACAAATCATTTTCATAAACAACTTCGGCACATAAAGTTTTTATTAATCCGCTATTGTGTAATACCTTAATGATTCCTTCGACCATAGGAATGTACTGTACTGATTGCCCATACTGAACTGCTGCTGCTTCCTTACCATCCAAGTACAAACCATCTTGTGCTGCCTTCATAAAAGTCTGCATCAAACTGGTTTTGTCTGCTTGTAACAACTTTGGATTTTTATTTAGTGTCAACTTAGCAACACTAATAAATTTGTTTACATCCATTTGTCTTGGCAAAGCTTCAGTAAATTTGTCTGCCATTTTTTCTAGTGTTCCCTGCATGGCTACAAGTGGTGTGATTGATGAGGTCATTAGTTAAACTCCTTTTGGTTGATTGAATCTGAATTGGCGAAAAGCTTTGCGTGGGTTGATGTAAGTACCAACCATGTCTTGAGTAATGTATTTACCCAGACTAGCTTTACTCATGCCACAATTAATTATTCCGTATTTAGAAATAATCTTAGATGCACCCTGACTTTTTTCTAGAATTTGTGCTTTTATTGCTTTTTTCTGTTGTTCTAACGAAACACATTCTCTGTTAATTGAATTGTAATCATCAATTAAAATGTCTGTGTCTTCATCAGCATTTATAATTAAACCTGCGTCTGCATTGTTATATAAATTTTTCATTAAATAATCAGCATTTCTTAGATAATCAATCTCAGGTGGTGTACCTGACTTAACTTTTTCCCAAAACTCTTTTACTTTTGTTTCAAGCATCTCACCAACTTCTTTGTTTCTTGCTCTAACAATTAGCTTTGAAGTGTTGCCACCAACAAGGGCAGCAATACATCCCCAACTAATGTTGGCTACATGAAGTTGATGTTGTAGCTGCATCTCAATGTGAGGTGGTGCTTCAATATGGCCATTGCCATCGTCAATCCACTTCGTGCGATAAACCATTGAGTCAACATTTTTAACTTCCATAATGCCTAGCTCGTCAGTACTTGTAATCTTGTAATCAAACGAGCTACCCATTCTGGTTTTTGTATTGCTCATGTATACATCGAATTGCTCAACTTTCCATCCTTGAGATTCAGCACAACCAAGAGCAATGCTGTCTTCAAGTTTGCGACCCCATGCCATACGCTCTGTGTCTTCCAAGTTGACAACAACCTTATCTTTTTTTTGGTTGTACAACTCGAACTCTGTTTGGTATGGGTTGACGTTAAACAATGCTGATACTTCTGTAGAAGTTACATCAAGTAATCTGTTTTCTAACCAATCTTGTTTGTTGGTTATTGGAATTTCTTTTACGGTCATTAAAATAGTTCTCCTTGTTTTTGAATTTTTGGTAAAGAATAAACAGCAATTTTTTTGCCGTTCTTTAATCTTTTCATTTCCACTTGTATGTCATGCCCTGCTTCCTTCAGATCATTTATTCTGGCAGCAAGTCTAAAGCAATTAAAAAGCTCAAGAGCTTGGATGGCAGTTAGTGAGCCGTAGTTCTGTAAGTGATACAGAACCTTGGCACTTTGAGTAGTTGTTTGTTTCATAGCTCCTCTGAATCTTGAAAGTTGACATAGTCTTGGTCTGGCACAACTTGCATTTGCCACTTGCCAACAATTGATTCGTTGCCACCATATTTCCAAGTAGGATCTTCTTTCTCATATTCATAATCAGAAAGTTGATACTGCTTTTCTTCTTCAATGCAACCAGATTCTTTTAA